TCATTGAGAGCGTTGGCTTTCGTTGCCTATCAAGGACTGAATGGAGCCGCCTTTGAAGAGGAAGAGATCATTGTCGCGGGGGGCGGCTTGGTCTGCGGCTGGATCGCTTGGGTCATGTACAAGACCCTGATCGGACGATGGAGAAAGCCGTAGCTGCCAGGCCGCGAGGGGCAGGCTGGCTTCTTGGCTTGGCATAGCAAGGCCGGTGATTGAGGCGAACGGTACGCCAGCGTCCCCGGAGCTTTGAACATAATATACAGAATGCGGCTGATTGGAGCCGGAAAAGCCTTGTGAATCAATGGCTTTAGCGCGGGCGGCGCCTGGTGCTGCGAACACTACCAGCGCCAACACGGCGGCGACCGCGCTCAACCTGTCCAACATCGATTTCCACATGGCGCGTTCGGCAGGGGATTGCGCCCGTTCGGCGTGGATCTGAGCCGTCCAGTGGGGACCATCGAGCTTCGCCATCGCGCAGATTTGCGCAATTCGCTCATCTGAGATGGGCGCAAGGCTGTGCCGCCACTGGTGGATCGTCTGCCGTTTCAGGCCCACAGCCGTTGCTAACTCATTGTCTGAATTGAAATTGCAGCGCTCACGCGCCTGATCCAGCAGTTCGGCAATAGCGGTCATGTCAGATACTCGTTTGACAAGTTGTCAGGCAATCAGCTTACATCCTCCGCGTCAGATGCGTATCTGACGCCCGCCACCGGCACCCCAAGGCCGCTGGCGGGTTCCCTTGGGGGCTTGGGGCAGGGGAAGAGGGATGATCGATCCGTTCATTGCCTTCGTGCTGCTGGCGGCCATCGTGGCCGTTTCGATTGGCAGCGCAAAACTGGTTTCGTGGTGCCTCGACCGGCGTGGGGAGTCTGCCCGTCGCAGCGCACGCGAAGCCGCCTTCGTAGCCCAGGCACGCGCCGAACTGGCCGCAACCGGCTGGACCCCGGATCAGGAAACGCTCTATCAGGCCGAAATCGCTGCCACCAAGCGCGGCGATCTGCTGGCCGCTGCCCATTTTGCCGAGCAACGAGAGGCCGCCCATGTTCGCTGAGTTCATGCGTGATCCGCTTGTTGTTCTCGTGCTGGGCGGCGTGCTTCTTACCGGCTTCTATTGGTCGCTGGTGTTCGTCCTGCGCGGCAAAGGGGGGCGCAATGGCCGTTGATCGCGCTCGTTTCAGGATGGCTGTAGAGGGCGGGGCAGGGGGCTTTTCCCCGCTTTCGCCCGGTCAAAAGGGACAGCGGGCGGCGGCGGAGATTGGCCCGGGGAGTAACACGGGCCAAAAGGGTCAGGAAGACGCAATCATCGACTACCTGACCTTTGTGGTCCCGCTCTCCGCCCTTGAAGAAGTCAACTGCAAGAAGCTGGACCTCTTGCTGTTCCGCATTTTCGGCTTCCGTGGCGAAGTGGTTGCCGGTGCGATTCGTGAGAAGAGCTGGAACTTCTACGAGCAGTCGGCGGTGTTGATCGATCGCGAAAACGAAGTCGTTGGCCGGGTGGGCATTGGCGGCAAGAAGAACACCGTGTGCATCAGCCTCACCGGCATGGGCTGCAAGTGGATTCGTGACCGCGCCCGCATCTACAAGCAGCTGTCCATGCTTGATGGGAAGATCACCCGCGTTGACTGCGCGCACGACGACTATGAAGGCGAACGCCTGGACGTGCATGCGCTCCGCGAGGTTGCTGCTCAGGGTGGCTTCACCGAAGGCGGATGCCCACCACGTCACCGCTTCATTTCCGATGAAGGCCACAACACCGGCTGCACGCTGTACGTGGGCGGCAAAGGCCACAAGGAACTGTGCGTATACGAAAAGGGCAAGGCCGAAGGCCTGTCGTCGTCTCGCTGGGTACGGGCAGAAGTGCGCCTGTACGGCAAGCACATGGAAATCCCGTTGGATGTGCTGCTGAACCCCGGCGCATACCTGCGCGGTTCGTACAGCGCGTTGCAGAACCTTATTACGGGCGTGTGCACGCGACTGCGCACGCTGCAAAAGCAAGTGGAAACCTCTGTCGAAGCCGGTATTGAGTGGGCGCATCGACAGGTAGGGCCATTCCTCAACGTCCTTCGCGGAGCGCTCGGCGATTCATGGGCCGACTTCGCAGAGAGCCGCATCCTCCGTGACGGTCACCCCGGACGGTTTCGCGGTATTGCCAAGGGTGAACCACTCCATCGCTATGTGAGGGAAGAACTATGCCTATCTGCCGCGTGAAGTCCGCTGCCGTCGAAGAACGGCACAACAGCAAGACCAACACCATCAATCGCTCGCAGACCGTTGGCCTCGACCTGGGCAACGGCTTCGAGCTGCCGTTCCGTGTCGGCCTCGGCTCGCGCCCGCCGTACACCCCGGGTGAGTACGACATTGACCCGCAGTCCTTCGCACTGAGCCAGTACGGCGATCTGGTGCTGAAGCGTTACGTCGACCTCGTACCGCTGCAGGCGAAGGCCGCAGCTGTTCCGGCGAAGCCGTAAGCCATGGCCGTGCTGATCCCTGCTTGCCGCGAAGCCGACTTGGACACGGCTACGGGGACCTGCACGGCTGTGATCTGGATTCCTCAGCCGGCACTGCTGCCGGAACTGCCGATTGAGGATGCACAGGCCATCGGCGCGAAGATCGCGCTCCTGTGGGCTGTTGCGTACGTGTTCCGGCTCATTCGCAAAAAAATCGAACAGTCCTAGGAGGACACATGCAGAAGATGTTGAAGGCCCTGAAGGGCAAGGGTGCCGCGCTGGCGGCTGTCGGCACCGCCGCGCTGGTTTCGGCTCCGGCGTTCGCGTCGGGCGGTGGTGGCGTGGACGTGGGCCCCGTGGTCACGTCCATCAATGGCGCGCTCGGCCCGGTCGGCCAGATCGGCGCTGCTGTGCTGTTGGTGCTGGTCGGCATCAAGGTCTACAAGTGGGTGCGCCGCGCGATGTAACGGCAACCGGGGGGCAGGGCCGACTCCCTCCCCCCGGTCTTCTAACGCCCTGGACAGGGCAGGGGGCTTGGGATGGAAGGGTGGATCTGGCTGTGCGCATGGCTGGTGGCCTGCGCGATCATTTTTGTGGACTTCAACTGATGCACTGGCTTGCACGCGTGTTCGCCTCCGCGATTGCCAGGCGTATCGCCTATGTGCTGATAGCATTGATTCTTGGCTGGCTCGGGCTGGGCGAGGCTCATGCTCAGACCAAGAATTGCCGCAGCGAGGCAGCTCAATGTTCTGTAGGTGAAGCCGATGCGCAGTGCCAGGCATTCGTCCCGCCGATTAAGACAGGATTCCGTAGTAACAGCCGCAAGCAATGTGTTCACGTTGGTGGGCCTAATGCGGGATACACCGAGATGAATTACTGGCAGATTCAGGCCAGCACCGGTGTCGAACAAGGCCCCTTTAATGAGGGCAACTGGTACTGGGTGAACAAGTGTTCTTCGGAGCCTGAGTACACAGGTACTGGCCCTTGGGCTAGCAGTGGGGCCGCGAAGAACGGGAGCATCGGTTGCCGCAACGGATGCGATGGTGCGTGGTATAGCAACGGCGATGGCAGCAAGACGTGGACCGCAACCGGCAGCATCTGTCCTGCGAATGAAGAGTCAAACTGTAATGCAATGGGATCCGGCTACTTTTGGAACGCATTGCTTAGGGTTTGCGAGCCGACTAACGATGGAAAGTGTCCCAACGGTGCAAAACCAAACTCTCTTGGTCAGTGCGCGCCTGAGCCCTGCCCGGAAGGAATGACGCAGCAGCAGGATGGCACCTGCAAGAAGAAAGAGAACGAGTGCCCTGCGGGTCAGGTTCGTTCACCTGATGGCAAGTGCCTTCCCGGCGACGGACAGTGCGCAAAGGGTGAGGTGCGCGGCCAGGACGGGACCTGCAAGAAGGACGCCGACAACGACGGCAATCCCGATCCAGTGAACGAAGAGTCTTTCAGCGGTGGCGACGATTGTAGCGCGCCGCCTTCGTGTAGCGGGTCGCCGATCATGTGCGGTCAGGCGCGTATTCAATGGCGCATCGACTGCAACACGCGCAAGAACCGGAACATCGCGGGCGGCAATTGTGCATCCATGCCGATCTGCACGGGGGAGAAGTGCGACGCGATGGAGTACGCCGGCCTTCTAATGCAGTGGCGGTCGGCCTGTGCGCTGGAAAAGATGGCGCAGGGCAGTGGCAATGGAGGCGGCGATAACGCTGATGTCAAGGCGATTCGTGACGCCCTGACCGGCACCGGCGGCGCAGTCACAACGGCACCGGATCGGCCTAGCTCTGATGTATGGGCGCCGCGTAGCGGCACGCCGGTGAAGCCTGACACGGGCGGATACGGCTGGGGGCGGGCCTGTCCGCAGCCGCCGAGCTTTGAAGTGTTCGGAAATGTCATCCAGATCAACACAGCGCCGCTCTGCAACTGGTTGATTCTCGGTGGCTACTTCGTGATGGGGCTCGCCGCCCTAGCTTCGCTTCGCATCATCGCATCTAGGGACGCTTGATCATGCCAATGCTGATTAGCACGCTGCTGACGGCGCTCGCCGCGCTGTTCCGTTCTAAGTGGGGCCCATGGGTTGCAGAGGCCATGGTCTGGCTGGGGTTGTCCTGGGCAACCAACGAATTCTTGGTTCAGCCTTGGATTGATCAAATGGAACAGGCGATGCGCGCGGGTGCGCCCGGCGGTGAGTTCGGCGCGTTGGTCGTTGCTTACGCGGGACTCATGAAGTTCGACGTGGCCTGCACCATGATCGCCTCGGCGGCGACCGCGAAGTTCGCTGTGGGTGCCGCAAAAACGTTCCTGACGAAGCGGACCTGACATGCCTATCGAACTGTTCACCGGTCAGCCGGGAAATGGAAAAACGGCGCTGATGATGGAGCGCCTTGTCGCCGAAGCAAAGGCGGCTAGCCGGCCTATATTCGCTGCTGGGATCGATGGACTTGACCCCGGCCTTGCGACTGTTCTGGATGATCCGCGCCACTGGAATAACAAGGACGCAGAGGGGAACTACATCGTCCCAGATGGGTCGCTGATCTTTGTCGATGAGGCGTGGAAGTGGTTCGGGCACCTTCATGACGCGACGCGCCAGCAGACGCCGCGCCATGTTCTCGAGCTGGCTGAGCATCGCCATCGTGGGCTGGACTTCGTATGGACCACGCAGCAGCCGAACCAGCTGTATCCGTTTGTGCGCGGCCTGATCGGATCACACGCGCACGTGGTCCGTCGCTTCGGCACAAAGATGCTCGACGTCTACCGCTGGGGTGAGTTGAACGAAGAAATCAAATCGCTGGCGAAGCGCGACATGGCGCAGCGCACGACCCGGTTGCTGCCCTCGCAGGTCTTCGGTCAGTACAAGTCTGCTGAGGTACACACGATCAAGGCCCGCATTCCCTTCAAGGTGATGTTGTTGCCGGTGCTGGCGGTTGCTGCCATCGTTTTCGCCTATCTGGCATACACGTCACTTCGTCCCTCCAGCTTCGCCGGTGGCGAGGGGAAAGAGGGGACGCAATCGGCGTCAGCCGATGCGGCCCCTTCGCCCTTCCGTCCAGCGGGAGCCAAGGAAGATGCGCCGCGTTGGCCGACTGCCGCTGCATATGCCAAGGATCACTTGCCGCGCATCAGCACCATGCCCTGGACAGCGCCGGTCTTTGATGAGCGGCAAGCGCGTTCGGATCCGCAGTTGGTGTGTATGTCGTCGCTGGAAGGGCTGGATGCGCAGGGCGTGCGGCAGGAGGCCAGCTGCCGGTGTCTGACGGAGCAGGGCACCGCATATGAGTTGAGTCAGCCGGAATGCCGCACGCTGGCTCGGAACGGCCCGGTCTATAACCCCTATCGAGAGCGTTTAGAAGAGCGCAGCACTCAGCGTGTTGAGGATCTCGATCGATCTCGGTCGGTTGCAGCAACGGGACGTGTCGGGGGTGTTGCCCAGCACGTTGAACGTTCCATGGGCACGTTTCCAGAGTCGCCGTCCTATCGATCTGATTCCTACATGACCACGGCGCCGGGGCCGAACAAGCTGTGACCAGCAGCGCACGCGAGTTGTTGAAGTGGCTAGCCGTGATCCTCATGACCGGGGATCACGTCGCCAAGGTCATTTACGGTGGGTATGTGCCAGGTATCAGCGAAGCGGGGCGGGTGGCCTTTCCGCTGTTCGCATTGGTGATGGCCTACAACCTCGCACAGCCCGGTGCGGATGTGGGTAAGTCTGTCCGCAGGCTCGCGCTGTGGGGTGTCATCGCGCAGCCGGTGCACGCGGTGGCTTTCGGTTACTGGTTGCCCCTCAACATCTTGCTTACCTTCTCGCTGTCTGCATTGGTGATCTATGCGGTTGAGCGGCGCGAAAGTGCGGTGGTCGTGATGGCCGCGGGAGTGCTGCCGTTGGTCGTGGATTATCAATGGGCCGGGGTAGGGTTCGTGTTGCTGGCGTGGCTGGCCTTCCATCGGCGCCAGCACTGGCTGTTGGTTCCGGCGTTCGCCGCGATCTGCTGGTTCAACGGCAACCTGTGGGCGCTGGCGGCGATTCCGGTGGCAGTGAGTCTGTCCCGGGTGGCGTGGCCGGTCCCGCGTGGCCGGTGGGCTTTCTATGTTTACTACGTGGCCCACCTTGCGTGCATGGGGCTGCTGGCGCCTATACTGCGGCCATGAGCCTGCGCCGATACCTCGACATTCACTACTGGATTGCCCGATGGATGGACCGGGCGTTCGACCGTCAGCACAAGCGCGAGCGGCCCTAACTCTCCGTCAGCATGGGTCGTTGGGACGATCTCGCCATCCACCCTCAATGCGCTCGAATCTGCGCCCCTGAATGCAGCGTTCACCAGGTTTAAGCGGCTGCGGAGCGGGATCTGCGGCGGGCAGGGTGATCACGCGCGGTTGCGGCGCTGCTTGCTGCAAGGCCTCCCTAAACTCTTGATCAAACTTCTGCATGTCTGCCTTGAATTGCGCCTCTTCCTTGGCAGTCATCGGACGCGTTAGTTCGCGCGTCATAGCGGCGGCCTGTCGGCGGGCATTCCACTCGATAAGGCCCATCGCGATCGCGATTAGCAGGGCAGCGCCAACGCCCATATAAATCCACGGTGATGTCGGCTCGGTTCGCCGGATCGGTCGCGAGCGGTCGCTGCGAAAATGCACGTCGTGCAGGTCTGGCTTTCCGAAGGTCGGTTCGTGTCGTTCGCGTTCCATACGGCCCCCAAGGCGTCCTGCGCGCATTGTAGCCGGGGTGTAGGGGCAGCGCCCCTACGGAAGCGCCTCACACGCGCTGGCGGCGTTTCGGCCCCGGTACCGGCAGGACTGCCGCTGGTGGTTCGGCGTCGGGCCCAGCCATCGCCACCGGTGACCGCTTTTTCTGGCGCTGTGCCAAGGCATCGGAGAGGCTCACCACGCTGGCAGCGTTGAAGGACAAGGGTTTTCGGGGCTTGCCGATCGCGCGGCCGCTCTCCATCATTCGACGCCATTCCTGCGCTTGCGCAGCGGTGAGCGACAGCCAGGCCAGATCTTGTGGTTCCAGCTCGCGGCCCTCGGGTGTGACCAGTCGGCCACCCTTAAACGAAAAACCGGCCCAAGGGCCGGTCAGTTTCCGATCACGCACGATCAGGCTCCATGCCAGAGTAGGTGCCGGGGCAGCGGCAAGAGACGTGCCAGCCACCCCAAGATGATCTGAACATAATATACATTATGCGAAATGTTGCGTGTCTGCCGAGCCGTTCGGCGTGGAGCTGCTTTCGTCGGTTCCGCCTGGCAATGGCTCCAACTGTGGCTTGGCTCTTGCCTTCCTGTTAGCTCCCCCGACAAGGATGAGATTGCAGCATGAGCAAGATCGATCCCCATGATCGCATCGACCTGACCGGCCCTTGGGTCGGTTTTGGATTCCAAGGTGGGACACATGTTTACTCCCGAAGGTCATCAGCTGGAGCCATGCGACATGGCCTGGTGGTCCCTGACCTGCAACATCGCACGGGAATGGCGACTGATGATGGCCAATGCGGCTCCTCGGGCCTCAGCCTCCCGAAGAGCTTCCGCCACGGCGAAATCTAGCGTCATCTACCTAGCCGAAGCCCTTAGAATTCGCCGAGAACGGCGGTTCGTCGTGGGTGACCCGGGTTCCGACGCCGGGGCGTCCAATGTTGTCTACATGAGTCGTGGGCCGAGGCCCCGCCAGCGCGTGTAAGGCGCCTCCGTAGGGGCGCCGCCCCTACACCCCGGCTACAATGCACGCAGGACACCTTGGGGGACGCATGGAGCGCGAACGACCGGTTTATCTTCCACCCATCCAGCGCAGTCGCTGGAACTATCCATGGCTGAGTGCTGGGATTCTTACGCTGTTGAGCCTTGCAACGATTGGCTTCCTGATGCTGGACCGCACTAACAGCGCGTGGAATGAGCGATTTCTGAGCAATCACGGTGCAGCCGAGCGACAGGTGCAGGAGTTGTCAGTACGGCCCGAGACTGAAACAGGGCCGACAGTCGCCGTCCTTGCCGAAATCAAGGCGCGTCGCGAGCAAGCTGACGCGGCGGCTCGAGGACAACGGAATGGGCTGCGGTGCATCAATGGCATGATTTTCCGTCGCATCGAAGGTGGGTGGGAGAACCTTCCGGGTTACCGATGCCGAGAATAGCGTCGGACTACTACTGCTCTACTTCGATATTCCGCCCAATAACGGGGCAAGTTTGGCTGTGCATCTCTTTAATTATTTTCGATAGCATCTTTGAGGATTTGAATGGCGACCTTTCTAGAAGTGATGCGGGATAGACTGATCGGATTTGGCTTCAAATGTGAGATTGCGGACGCGGCGATCAAGGTCGAAGTGCCTGGAGAATTAGATGCTAGGGGGCAGCAGGCAATTAATCTTATTCGCGAAGATGAATCAATAGAGCAGTCGTATCAAAAGTATTTGCGCGTTCGGAGCAAGGCGTTCGATCCAGAAAAACTCCAGTTGACAGTTAACAATTCCGTTGAAGTCATGCTTAGCCGGCTAGATCCACCCTACGGCCCTCCAGGAGATTCGATCGAATTCATAGGGGGTGGCGGCGAAGCAGTTCTTATTGCAGAACCTTCCGACTTCTACCTTATTGAGCAGTTTTTTGCTCCATCCTATGATGCCTACTTTGAAAGGCGCATCAGAAAGGCGTTGGGGCGAAGGTACTATACGCGGATCGTTCGTCGCCTTCTGCCATATTCATACTCTAGAACTGCGAAGTACACGCATCCCGGCAGGAAACAGCCATCGGATTTGATGGATCGTGCCATTCGAGCAATCGACGCCTGTCTATTCAAGCTTTCAGTAGATAGCCGAATAAGCTACAGCATATTCCTGCCGCGCGATCCCTTTGCGGTGGTGACTCCAGAGCGAATCGTCGATAGAAAAATTCCGAGAGCGTCATATGAAGCTGCGCCAGTGATCTATTACAAGCTTGGGCAAGCGTCCACGCTGCCAAGCCAAGCATTTCTATCTTACTACCATGTTCTGGAGTTTTACTTCCACAGGGTTGCGGAGAAGCGTCTCCACCATCAACTGGCTTCAATGTTGAACGATACCAACTTCAGAACGGAATCTCGATCGCTCGATAGGGTCATTTCGCTAATTCGTGGCGGCTATCAGCGAAGCGATGAGACGGAACTGCTTAGGGCGGTCATCGATCATTTCATTCCGGAGCCGGATCTTCTTGAGTTCCTTAAACAGGTGGAACAGAGCTCAGGCTCCTCTTCCTACTTCAAGAAGGTCAAAGCTTTTGGCAAGGAACTGCAGATCGTCAACCATCCAGGGCAGGCGATAGGGACTGCGGCGAAAACCATTAAGGAAATTCGAAATGCGATCGTCCACTCGAGTGATAACTACAAGCGAGACGAATGCCACATTCCTTTGACGGAGACTGAGGCTGTCATCGGAAGGTTCATACCTGTGGTGCAGTTCCTTGCGGAGCGAGTGATCTTTGGATCCGCGAGCTGA